CATGTTCGAGAGGATGATGATGCTCATGTGCAATACAGAACAGCTAGAAGCTTGCAGTGTGAAGTGATGAGAGATCAGATACTTGACCTGGTTAAAGCACAGCTACCTGATGATCCAAAGCTAGCAATGGCAGAGGTACAACGTAGACGCTTGGAGGCTGATCATATGGATAAGCATATCAGGCAAATGCAACCGCTTGGCTTGCGTGATAAGGCAGAGGATAAGCAACAAGCTGGACAGATCACATTGACTTGGTCTGATGGTAACGTCACTGCTGAAGCAGCTGGATAATTATATATATACCACAGCCTGAGACAGGGGTCGCGCGCACGAGGCATACCCCAAGTTTCTTTTTTGTTTTTATTGTCCAGATCCACAGCGTTAGGCACACAGCTAGGCACAAGTTTATCTAAGTGCTTGATATTATTATTATGACATGAGGGATCGGATCCCTACAGCACCGCAAATTTACGGGTCGGCCACCCCCCACCCCCCAAAATTCTGGCCGCCCGACTTATACGTATAATAACCCCAGATAAGATACTGTCCCACATGCACATCGAGATACCATACTCACCTAGACCATTGCAGAATGCACTGCATAACGAGCTAGCCCAGAAGCGCTGGGGTGTAGTTGTGTGTCACAGACGCTTTGGCAAGACGGTGATGGCCATAAACCATTTACTTAGGGATGCTATACTTAACACGAAGCCTAACCCCAGGTACGCTTATATTGCCCCTACCTACCGCCAGGCGAAGGCAGTAGCTTGGGATTATTTGAAGCAGTTTGCTGGTGCGATACCGATGGTGAGGTTTCACGAGACTGAATTGAGAGCTGATCTACCTAACGGTGCGAGGATACAGTTATTAGGATCTGAGAACCCTGATAGTTTACGGGGTATATATTTAGATGGCACATGTTTGGATGAAATGGCTGACATGCCTGAGAGTTTGTTTCCTGAGATTATTCGGCCAGCGCTGAGTGATCGTAAGGGGTGGGCATTGTTTATTGGTACGCCCAGGGGTCATAATTCTTTCTTTGATTTGTATGAGGCTGCTGAGGGTCAGGCTGATTGGCACACGGCTTTGTATAAGGCCAGTGATACTGGGATCTTGGATGCAGAAGAATTAGAGGCTGCCCAGGCGATGATGTCGGTTGATCAGTATGCTCAGGAGTATGAGTGTAGTTGGGTCGCGAATGTGCCAGGTGCTGTGTATGGCAATGAGTTGCAAGATCTGCATGAGGCTGGACGAATAACGAATGTGCCTTATGATCCTAGTGTAAGGGTAGATACCTTTTGGGATCTGGGTGTGAACGACAGCACGGTGATTTGGTTTTTACAGAGTGTAGGCCGTGCAATACATATAATAGACTTCTATGAGAATAGGGGCGAGGGATTACCCCACTATGTCAAGGTTTTGCAAGACAAGGGGTATTTGTATGGGGAACACAATGCGCCCCATGATATTGAGGTACGCGAATTAAGTACGGGCAAGAGCCGCCGAGAAACGGCATATGACTTAGGAATTAACTTTAGGGTGGTTCCTAAGTTACCTCTTGAGGATGGTATTCATGCGACAAAGATGTTGCTGCCCAGGTGTTGGTTTGATGCAGACTTATGCAAGCCTGGATTAGAGGCGCTTAGGCAGTACCACAGAGCATATAACGAAAGATTAAGAAGTTTTAGGAATACGCCAGTGCATGATTGGTCTAGCCATGCAGCTGATGGGTTTCGATATTTAGCGGTGGGTTTGCGTGAGACAAAGTCTTTTGATGGTAGGCCACCACAGAAAACAGCGATCATGGATTATAATCCTTTCGCTGCATGAGGTAATAAATGGCAACTATATTCGAAAAACTAAGAGAAAGTTTTAAAAACATAACTGCGCCGACGGTCGCTGCCAGTGAGAAAGGTGATCCACCTAAAACAGGTGCTGGTCGTGTTGGTAAAAATATATTGACTGATTTATCTATAAGTTTGGGAAATACTGAAGGTTTATCTGATGAAGCGCTTGCTGATTATAGAAAACGTACTGACGATGCGAAACAAGCTGCTGAAGAAATGCAACAGCGCTTAAATGAAAATCGGCGGCGTCGGCCACCCCCAGCACCATCAGGAGGAGCCGCAATTGATATAGGATCTGTTGCACAAGCTCCGTCAAGAATGAGTGAAGATGGCGAAATGGTAGGCAGCGCAGAAGAAGATGTTGCGGCCACTGTGCGTAAAAAAGGTCGTCAATCAACGATACAGACGGCGTCACAAGGTTTGTTATCTTCTGCACCCACGCGAAGACGTAGGTCATTAATGGGCGGTGGATTAATCACATGATGTATAAAAACCAAGCTGGTAAGATGGGCGCTGGTTCTTCTCAGCCAGCAAAGCGTAAAATGGCAATGACAGTTGATCCATTAGAACGTCTTAATCAAAAGATGGCTGGACGGACGCAAGGTAGATCTTTGGAGGGTATTTCTCCTGGTATGCGTAAAAAAAGAAAGTCCATCATATCTAGTTATGGAATGATGTAATGGAAGTATTACCAATGATTAAACAGCTGGATGAGCGTTTAAAAACTCTCCAGACACAAAGATCAAATTGGGAAAAGCATTGGCAAGAACTTGCAGATTTTATGCTGCCGCGCAAAGCAGACATTACAAAAAAACGTCAACAGGGTGATAAACGCACCGAGCTGATCTTTGATGGCACGGCCATACATGCGGTAGAATTATTATCGTCCTCACTGCACGGTATGCTGACAAGTCCTGTCAGTCCGTGGTTTTCTATGCGGTATCGAGATCCAGCGCTGCAAAAAGACGATGCGGCTAATGAATGGTTAGAATTAAGTCTGGATCAAATGTACCAGGCATTTAATAGATCTAACTTCCAACAAGAGATCCATGAGCTGTTTTATGATCTTGTGGTGTTTGGCACAGCGGCATTGTTTGTTGATAAAGATGAAAACGGGTTACGATTTAACACCAGGCACATTGCAGAGATCTGTATAAGCGAAAACGCCCAGGGCGAGGTCGATACGGTCTATCGAAAATTCCAAATGACCGCCAGGGCAATGCAACAACGCTTTGGTGAGGACGCACTACCCGATATTGCAAAGAAAGACTTTGAAAACGATCCGTACAAAAAACACAACATTATTCATGCTGTTTATCCTAGAGGGGAAAGCAAGGGCGGTGTTGGGAAGCAAAAAGCCGTGGCATCGGTATATTATCATGCCGAAACCCTCCAACTCCTAAGTGAAGGTGGCTTTGATAGTTTTCCGTTTATGGTTCCGCGATTTGTAAAAGATAGCGTAAGTACATACGGACGATCACCATCAATGAACGCACTGCCTGATGTTAAGATGCTCAACAAAATGTCTGAGGTGACAATCAGGGCAGCACAAAAGCAGATCGATCCACCAATGATGGCGCCCGATGATGGGTTTGTCTTACCTGTTCGAACCACACCAGGGGCAATAAACTTCTATAGATCTGGCACAAGAGATCGTCTGGAACCGCTTCAGATCGGTGCAAACAACCCTCTAGGGTTGGCAATGGAAAACGAAAGACGCAACGCCATCAATAAGGCTTTCTATGTTGACCAGCTAATGATGTCACCAGGCGCAACTATGACCGCCACAGAGGTTTTGCAACGCAACGAAGAAAAAATGCGGATCCTCGCGCCCGTGCTTGGTAGACTCCAGAGTGAGCTGCTACAGCCGTTGATCGAGCGTAGCTTTAGTTTGCTGCTGGAAGCAAAGATGTTGCCAGCCCCACCCGAAGAGCTGCAAGGCCAGGACATTGAGATCGAATACGTCAGCCCAATGGCCAAGGCGCAGAAACTAACGGATCTACAGTCAATGCTGCGTGGCTTCGAGGTGATGATGCAAGTCGCAGAGATTGCGCCCGTCATGGACTACTTAGACACAGACAAGCTTGTACAGTACCTGGTTGAAGTCACGGGCATACCAGCGCGTGTTATTCGTAGCCCAGATGAAGTTGCCGAGATACGAGATCAGCAAGCACAAGCCGCTGAACTCCAGGCGCAACAGCAAGACATTATGATGGAAGCAGACGTAACCAACAAACTTGCGCCAATGGTAAAAGCTGTAGCGCAATAACATGAAGAAATTAGAAGACCTTAAATTAGCGTACCGCCGCACGTTTAATACAGAGGACGGTGAGCAAGTTTTAGATGACCTCAAAACCAGGTTTGGATTTGAGACAACCACCTTTTCTGGCGATCCATATGAATCTGCATTTAACGAAGGACAACGCGCAACAGTGTTGCTGATCGTCAGGATGTTGTCCGACAAGAAGGAACCAAAACAATGAGCGAAGAGGCAACCCAAGATACTGGATCTCAAGAAGTCGCAGCAGTCGCAACAGAAGCACCCGTAAGCTTTCTCGATAGCTTGGATGAAAATTTAAGAGGCAATCCAAGTCTGAAAAACTTTACCGATGCAAATGCTTTGGCAAAATCATATGTCCACGCCAGATCAATGATCGGTGCTGACACCGTGGTTAAACCACAAAGCAGCTGGACAGATGATCAATACGAACAATTTTATATGGATACGGGTCGGCCAGAAACATCAGCCGATTACGATATAAAGATAAATATTGAAGATACTGACGAAGATGCCTGGAATAAATTTAAAGACGCAGCGCATGGTGCTGGTCTTAACGGACGCCAGGCACAAAAAATGGCAGAGTATTTAGAAAATACATTTACCGAGGTTGATGAAAAGTCTGCTCAAAATATAGAATATATAAACTCACAAACCGAAATGGAATTGCAAAAAGAGTTCGGCCAGGCCACAGAGCAAAAAGTAAGCATGGCTATGGCAGCAGCAGAACGCTACATCGATCCAAATGTTTTAGAAGATGTATTTTTATCAGATGGTCGCAGACTTGGAGATCATCCAGATATTATAAGAATGTTTGCCGCTATAGCATCGGACATAGGTGAAGATAGCCTTGTCGGTGAAGGCACACAATTAGTTATGACACCAGCTGAGGCTATGTCTCTGGCAAAGCAAAAAATGACAGAGGGTGCATATACGGATAAGTTTCATCCAAACCATGATGAGGCTGTCTTGGAAGTTCAAAAACTATTTGAACTTGCTAGTGGATAAGCGAAAGCCCCACGCCATCAAACTTGTGCGTCAAGTAGAGTAACTGGCTAACCAGTCAGCACGGCCTCATTTGAGATAACCGCGCGCAGCAATCTGAAAACTTAACCTGTAGAAGGAGAGACACATGTCTACTCAAATCACTACAGCCTTTGTCAATCAGTTTTCTGCAAATGTCCAAATGCTTTCACAGCAGATGGGTTCTTTGCTGCGAGATGCAGTAGATGTAGAATCTGTAAATGGCGAAAAGGCTTTCTTCGATCAAGTGGGATCAGCAGCCGCTGTTAAAAGAACATCGCGCCACAGCGATACCCCAATGGTCGAGACACCACACACCAGACGCATGGTGACAATGTCAGACTATGAATATGCTGACCTGATCGACGATCAGGATCGTGTAAGGCTATTGATAGATCCGACAAGCTCGTATGGCCGTGCAGCAGCAGCTGCTATGGGTCGTGCGATGGATGATGAAATCATTGCAGCAGCGTTGGGAACAGCGTTAACTGGTAAGGATGGTTCCACATCAACAGCACTACCAGCTGCTCAGAAAATCGCACACGGTTCTACTGGTCTAACCATTGCAAAACTATTGTCTGCGAAAGAAACACTCGATGCTGCTAGTGTTGATCCATCGATCACACGACACATCGTTGTGTCTCCAAAACAGATCAGCGATTTGTTGAACAACACAACAGTCACAAGCTCTGATTTCAACACCGTCAAGGCGTTGGCTCAAGGCCAGATTAACTCGTTTGTAGGGTTTAATTTCATCGTTAGTAACCGTCTAACAACAGACTCAAACAGTGATCGTCAGGTGATTGCTTTTGCGTCAGACGGTCTTAAGCTTGCAGTTGGTAAAGAGCCAAATGCGCGCATCGATGAACGAGCCGACAAGTCATATTCAACGCAAGTCTACTATTGCCAAACCATCGGGGCAACTCGGATGGAAGAAGCCAAAATAGTAGAAATTGCGTGTAACGAATAAGGAGACTGATCAATGGCTACTGTTTTTTCAACACAGCGTACTAACAGCAGAGCAACACCTGTTGTTATGAACAAAGCAAATGAGCTGGGCGGTCGTGTCCGTGTGGCTCATGGCACATTTGAAGCAAGCTCACTTGCATCAGGCGATGTAATCGAGATGTTTGTTTTACCAGATGGCGCAAGATTGCTTGAAGGGTCACTCGCACATGATGCGTTGGGCGGTTCAACAACCTTGTCTGTAGGTCATGCAGCTTATGTCAATGCAGACGGTACAGCGGTTTCTGCTGCTGCTGCTGCATATAAAGCGGCTGCTGCATCAACAGGCGCTCAAAAGGTAGACATCCTCGCAACGCTGGCTCTAGGCTCTGGTACAGAACTAGACGCTAATGAAGACGGCGTTACGGTTACCGTCACAATGGGTGGTGCTGCTGGTACTGGTACTATCGAAGTAACCATCAAATATGTCGTAGACTAATAGGTTGGGGCGCGTTTGCGCCCCTTCTTTTCTTATGGAGTTTAAATATGCCATCTACCGTTGATATTGCTAATTTTGCGCTAAACATGTTGGGCGCATCTAACATCTCTGCACTAGATGAAAACTCCAAAGTAGCGCGTATTATTAATCAAAGATACGAAAGTGCGCGTGATTTTGTATTTAGAGAACATCCCTGGAACTCATTAATTAAAAGAGCAACACTGGCAAAAGAAACGGTATCGCCAGATTTTGGTTATGCAAATCAATTTCCGCTGCCCGTAGATCCTTTTTGCTTGCGCGTCTTGGAGTTTAGCAACGGAACACTAAGCTATCCTCAAGACAATATGCTGTCTAATACTGGGTCGCCCGTGTTTGTTATCGAGGGTAGAAAACTTCTCACTGATGAAGGTACAGCAAAAATAAAATACATTGCTAGAATTACAGATCCAAACGAATACGATAGTGGTCTTGTTGAGGCATTATCTACCTATTTGGCATCAGAAATATCTTATGCTGTGACGGGATCAACCACTCTCGTTCAGCTAATGTATTCTAAATATGAACAAGTTCTCAAACAGGCACGGCACACTGACGCGACAGAAGGCGCACCGCAGCGCTTTGAGGCGTCTGACTTTATCGAGAGTAGAATGTAAATGGCACGATCTGCACCTAGTTTTAGTGCGTTCACAGCTGGTGAGATCAGTCCACGTTTGGAAGGCCGCACGAATTTAGAAAAGTATTCGCAAGGCTTATCGGATCTTACAAATATGATTGTTATGCCGCATGGCGGTGTAACTAGACGCCCAGGCACAGAATATTTAGGTGAAGTAAAAAGCAGCTCTGTTAAAACAAGACTAATACCGTTTCAATTTAAAACGTCAGATACATATATTTTAGAGTTCGGCAATCAGATCATGCGCGTGTTTCGCAATGATCTCCAGGTGCTTAACAGCTCTGCCAAAACAATCACAGCTATTACGAAAGCTAATCCTGGTGTGCTTACGAGCAATAGTCACGGATTTAGCAATGGTGATGAAATATTTGTCGATAGTATTGGCGGCATGACAGAATTAAATGGCCGTAATTATCGTGTGGCAAATACATCAACAAATACTTTTACTTTGGTTGATTTGTTTGGCAACGTAATAGATACGACAAACCTGACGACATACACATCGGGTGGCACAGCAACACAAATATTTGAAACAGCTACGCCCTATGCAGAAGCGGATTTGTTTGATTTACGATTTGTTCAGTCAGCTGACACAATGTATATCGTACACCCCTCGTATGATATTCGAAGCCTTACAAGAACAGATCATAATGTTTGGACATTTAACAATTTAATTATCGAAGGCGGTTTAGAAACAGCAAAAAATTTATCGGCGGCTACGCAAGCCAATCCAGGTGTTTTAACAAGCAACTCTCACGGGTTTGCTAACGGTGATGCGGTAAAGATAGAAAGCATCGCTGGCATGATAGAGCTGAATGATGCAAACTATTATGTGGCCAATGTGACAACGAACACGTTTACTTTGCAAAACGAAGCTGGCACGGACATAGACACCTCTGGATTTTCTGCCTATTCATCAGGCGGCACAGCAAAAAAAGTCACACAGCCAACTCAATCTCTTAAAGGTGCAAACAATAGACCCAGTGTCATATCGTTCTTTGAGCAAAGATTAGTTTTTGGAAATACAAATAATAATCCGCAAACGCTTTGGTTTAGTAAAAACGGCGATTATCAAAACGTCACAGTTTCAACGGGTGACGATGATGCGCTAATTTATACAATCGCGTCAAATCAGGTAAACGCTATACGCTATCTGTCAGCAACAAGAGTTTTGACTGTAGGCACATCAGGCGGTGAGTATGTACTTACATCAACAAATGATGGCCCTGTCACGCCAACGACAACGCTCATAAGAAAGTATTCAAACTACGGCACAGCCACAATAGAGCCTGTTCAAGTTGCAGATGTGACGCTTTTCGTCCAACGGGGATCAAGAAAGATACGCGAGTTTAAATTTGTCGGCGATGTGAATACGGGCGGTTATCAAGCGCCAGACATGACGATACTTGCGGAACATGTCACTAAGGGCGGTATAACGCAAATGGCCTATCAGCAAGAGCCTGATAGCGTGGTGTGGTGTATTCGTGCAGACGGTACACTATTAGGTTTGACGTATCGCCGCGAAGAAGAAGTTGTTGCCTGGCATAAACACATCTTAGGAGGTGCGTTTAGCGGTGGTCAATCAGTCGTCGAAAGTATTGCCACATTACCGACAGATACGGGTGAAGACGCACTGTTTATGATTGTAAAACGTACAATCAATAGTGTGACAAAAAGATATGTAGAAAAACTCAAACCCTTTGATTTCGGTGGGGTTATCACAGCTGCACATTTTGTTGATAGTGGTCTTTCGTATTCTGGGGGAGCGACTACAACCTTAACAGGCTTGTATCACTTGCCTGGCGAGACACTAAACGTCACAGCAAACGGAGCCAGCCATCCTGACACTACGGTTAGCAATGGTGGTATTTCGTTAAACTTCTCAGCCACAACAGCGGCTGTTGGTTTTAATTTTGTAAGCTCAATGACAACTTTGCGTGTAGAGGCTGGATCCGCTGACGGAACAAGTCAAGGTAAACCAAAACGCATACACGCTATAACACTTCGATTGTTTGAAACAGTTGGTATTGAAGTGGGCAACAGTTCAACAGATGTTGATCGGATCCCATTTCGCGACAGCTCGATGGCAATGGATACAGCTGTACCATTATTTACGGGCGACAAGGACATAGAGTTTAGAGGTGGTTTTGATGAGGATGACCGCATCTACATTCAACAAAGTCAGGCGCTGCCAATGACAATCTTGGCGTTCTATCCTCGACTTAACACTTTTGACATTTAAGGGTTTTTGATGGGAGTTCTGGAAACATTAACAGCTATAAAGATCGGCGCTGATTTATTAAGTGGGTTTACTGGAAAGAAAGCCTCTAACCGTGCGGCAAGACGCGCACAAGAGGCGGCAAATTTTAACGCTCGAATAATTGAGCGCGACATAGATTTGTTGACCAGGCAACGCCAAATCATCAATGCAAATTTTGCTGCATCTCAGGGGCGTAACAGAACAGCCTTTGAGCGTGAGATACAAGGTACGGCAAGGTCTGGATATGCATATGCTGGGTTTGATCTCAGCCAGGGTACACCTATCGAAGTGTTGCGAGAGAATGCGCGTGAGTTTGATTACGAGCAAGAAACCGAAGAGTTTAACAACTCAATAACAAATATGCAGATCGATGACGCAATAGAGGAGACAAAACTACAAGCAGAGTTAACGCGCATGACAGGCCAGGCTAATGCCGCTGGGCTGCGCGCTAGTGGTACTGCAAGCCTTATCAAGTCAATCGGATCCGCTGGTGCAACGGGCATGGAGTATTACGATAAATGAGAATTCCTACATACACTGCCCGAACTCAGCGTAGCAATGAAATGCCTGGCAAGCGTTTTAATGTCCGTAAAAACGCAGAGCCTTTTGTACGCGCAGAGTTAGCCAGGGGTGAGGTCGCAGCATCTTTATTTGATACAGCTGGTGAGTTTGCCATACAGCGCCGTGACATGATTGCGTCACATCAGTTTAACGAGGCTGCACTCAAGATTGAAGAAGAGGTCGCCAACGCCACGAGTGAGCTGTCAAAAAGCCGTGACTACGGGAATGTGCTAGACGGCAAAAATCTTTGGGGCAAGCGCATGAATAAGATCCGTAGTGAGATTATATCTACGGTTCAGATGCCTTCTTTGCAAAAAAAGTTGAGGCACGAATTTGATTTAAATGAAATAACTAATCGTTTTAAATTAAAGTCTGTTATTGATAAAAAAATATCAGCAGCTGAACAATTGTCTCTAAATAGTTTGTCAGCAAAAACTGTTGAAAAATTATCTAATCTTAACGGGCAAATTAAAGATTATGAATCTGAAATAGTGAGCTTATTAAATAAATACGCACCAGGTGTTAAGTCGGGTCGATTTAATGAAGAAGCTGTTCAAAGTGAATTTGGCGTTCTCAAAAAAGACATAGCTGAAAATGTCGTGGCTCAATATGTTGGGCGAGATCCTAATAGAGCCGTTGATTTACTTATAGCTTTAGAAGATCATTACGATGGCAAAACTGAGGATTTGCGAGAACTGCAAGCTGGTGGCGATTACACCATGCACACCTTAATAAGTATTGGCAGTGACGATGCTAATGATATTTTAGAGGGCGCATTAAATTTTGCTAAAAATTTTTCAACAGTCATAGAAGCAGAACGAAAAAAAGATGAGGAAGCATATAATTTTGTAATTGATAGCGTAAAAAGAAGATACGAATATTACACCAATGCTGCTGATAAAAGTAAGGCATTTAGCGAAGCTGATATGTCACAGACAGATTTAGCAGTGCCAGCAATTAGATCATTTTTCGCCAGAACGCCTGACGGTGTGTTGTTTGCTGATGAGCTAAGATCTGAAATAGTAAGTTATTTGTACGGTCAAAATGAAGTAGATAACACATTCTCAAATATTTTGGATAAGGATGCAGAGGTTAAAACGCCAGCTGACGTAACAGATAAACAAACTTACCTTGATTTATTAAGATTACACGAAGAAGGCACTCTAGGTTATGACGATATAAGACAAGTAGAAAATTTGCTAACGACAGCAGATCGTACAAAACTTTCTAACTATGTTGCTGCCAGGCTCGAAAGAGAGCGCGCTGAACAAAACAATGAATTGTCAGGTGATCAAACTTCTGCAAATGAAACATTTAGTACAGCTCAAAGCCTAGCAAGAGACAAATACAATTACAAAGCCTCAGTTGCTGCTGATGATGAATTAGAAAAAACAAATGAAGCTGCTTATTTTTATGTATCTGAAAAATTAGAGCAATTAAAGTTAAACGCTTTAGGCGAGGGGCGGCAACTAACGCCAACAGAAATTATAGAAGAATATTATAAAGCAGTAAAAGAAAACGAAGAAATTTATTTTGCAAATGTTCGAAGCGATTACGCTCTGTTTAAAATTGGTGGTGGCGCTGCACTGACGATGCGCGATGCTGGCTACACATTTGTAGACACTCCAAACATGCTCAATGATTTTGATAATTGGATAAAAACTTTAACCAATCCAAGCACGCGTGTAATAAACGATGCGCCACAAATTCGGCGTAGGCTTAAAAACTTTTTAGATACGGGCGCATTTGTCCAAAAGAAAAAAGACGGTGACAATTAATGAGTTCTGCAATCATTACAGATACTGATGAGGAAATGCTCAAGTATGATGAGGCTATGATGATAGCTGAAAACCATGCGCCTCTTGAACTAATTAATAATAAAAAAATAGCATTTAACTCTGAGCTAGGTGTCGATGAAGTGCTGCATCCGTTGCCAAGTGGGGGATACGTCAAGGTTGGCGAGATGCCTAAAAATCGCACCCGTGAGATAAAAGGCTATGCTCAAGATCTGCAAAGCATGGGTCAGCCTTTTGATATCAATAATTTTACATCAGCTGGTTACACAAAAGATGAGGTTATGGCCGCTGGCGTGATGCCACAAGGTCAGGAAAAAACAGGCCGCACGGATCCGCTGACTAAAGGTGAGCAACTGCTAGTGCAAAGGTCTGGCGGTGATTTGGCAATGCCTCGCTCTAGGGGAACTATACCTTTATCGGATATAACTAGCTATGAATTTAAAAGCGGCCAAACAGAAGACGGTGAAGACTTAGGTCGCACAAATCGAGAAAAAGATCGCCAATGGTTTATGGAAAATGGTGAAGGTGAGCTTCGCCAAATTTTTGAAGTTTTAGGCATTGATCGATTTGAAGCAAGACGTATAGCTGAAGGAATTTTTGGTAATCCAAATTCTACAAAGGATTGGGGTATCGGTGTTGCTGACTTTACGCCATTAGGGGTTTTCTACGCCGCTGAAGAGGGCGCTGATAATTATGCTAAAGGCAGAGAGTCTGGTGATCCTTTGTTAGTTGCAATGGGTGCATTAGAAATGGGTTTTTCATTTTTAGAAGCTAGCCCCCTTACAAAAGCAACAGCTCAGATAGCAAAAAAGAATTTGCCGATTTTAAGGCAAGGAATTGCAGAAATAAGCAAGCGTCTCAACCAGCCAGGCGATATGCCCACTGTGGGATCGATGGGCGGTAACGTGTTTGCTCCAGGTAATACATCTACAACAATAAGATCTGAAGGTGGGTTGCCAATAGTACAAGAAAAAGGTGACGAAAATTTACGACTACACACTA